CAGCTGCTAGAGCAGGCAGTCGCCGACTACTACACCGCCGAGACCGACAAGAAGCTGCGAAAGAGCAACGGCATCGTGCGCCTGAAGGAGTTCCCTTGGGCAATGGCATCGTTGGACCGCACCATCGTGGGCGACACGACAGGACTCGTAGAGATCAAGACCTCAACGAGCAGCCGCTGGCAGTTGTACCCAGTGCCACCTGAGTATGTTGACCAGGTGCAGTGGCAGATGTTCATCACTGGCGCGGCGTACTGCGATGTCGCAGTCCTGCTCTCTGGCTTGGTGTTCCGCATCGAGCGCGTGGAGGCTGACCCTGTCTACCAGACGCAACTGTTCGACAAGGCCGTCCTGTTCCGCGAGTTGATTGCCAGTAACACGCCGCCACCTCTGACCGGCAACGACAGCGACACGCTCGCTGAAGTCAAGCCGCAGAGCAACAACACCTACGCCGTGGCTGATCCGCAGCTGGATCACATCGCGCGCCTATACATCGAAGCGAAGGTGGAGGCAGAGGCTGCCGATGCCGCACTGAAGGAGATGGCAATCGCCATCAAGGAAGCCATCGCCGATGGCGAAGGAGTCAAGGGTCAGGGTTGGCTTGCCACTTGGAAGACCAACAAGAGCAGCACCAAGGTGGACTGGGAGAGCATCGCGGATGTCCTGCGAACGGTTGCTCCAGACACCTACGGTGAGGCGGTCACACGCTTCACCTCAGAGAAGCCAGGTGCGCGAGTATTCCGCGTCTTTGGCGGCAAGGAGGATCAAGCGTGATTGAAGTAGAGATCACTCCAGCAATCATCGTCAGGGCGGAGGAGATGTTCGCAGCAGCTCGCTCCACTAACTCAATGCGATTCCGTAGCGAGAAGGCGAAGGGCAACACGACCTGGACTGGGTGTGTTGGTCAGGCCGTCTTCGAGAAGGTGCTTGCTGATCGTGCGATTCCGATGAGGTTCATCAATGCCACGACGCACGACTACGAAGTCTGCGGCTTGAAGGTCGATGTGAAGAGCAAGTCGTGGGCGAGACCGGCACGCGGCGATGTAGAGGTCAGCGTCTTTGACTACATTAGCGACCACCAGACGGTGGACTACTACGCCTTCGTTCACTTGCAGCGAGCGCCTGGTGAAGATCCTGATGGACCACCAAGTGCAAAGCGGTTCCAGAAGGCGTGGCTGCTCGGCGTGATGGATAAGAGTCAGTATTTCAAGCTGGCCCACGAAGTGAAGGAGGGAACGGTATTCGAGAGCGGACGAATCGCTAAGGCAAACTCGCACAATCTGGCGGCGGAGAATCTGCTGCCTGTAGAGACCATTGGAGGATCAGAGAATGAGTAAGCAAATCGCAGCGGCACTGGCCGCACCGTTCACCGGCACAGATCTTAAGCAGCGCCCAGGGCGCGGCGGAATGACCTTCACCTACGCAGATGCACGAGCCGTAGCTCAGCGCCTAGACGATGTCTTGGGCTTGGCTGGCTGGCAGTTTGAGGTCAAGGTCGCCGATCCAGTTCGCTTCGTGGTACACGGCACACTCGTCGCCGTGATCGATGGGGTCACCACCGTCCGACAGGACTTCGGCTACCCAAACAGCGCTCAGGATGACGAGCCGCTGAAGTCAGCAGCAAGCGACGCTCTGCGCCGCTGCGCTGCCCAGATCGGTGTGGGGCGGTCTCTTTATGCGTCTGGCACAGGCGCGAGCCTCTCCGTGGCTCCTAGGGCGGTCTCCGTTGATTCCGTGAGGGCATCGCAGCCGTCGGTTTCAAGCAACGATGTGGTCGTAGCGGCCGCAATGCTCTTCGCTGAGGGCGAATGCCCAGACCACCGCACCGCTTGGTCGTTCAAGCCTGCCGGTGTCAGCAAGGCTGGCCGTGAGTACAACGCCTTCTACGCCTGCTCTGGCAAGTCGAACGGCGGCTTCTGCCAGAGGAAGCCGAGCATCGCGTGGGTCAACGCCCAGGTGCGCGATGAGGGTGAGGCAATGCTTGCCGCCAAGGCGAAGGGTCTGCACGATGGCAACCCTGCGCTAGAGACCGCGCTAGAGGAACTGCCGTTCTAGTCAACGGCATCAGCTACGGCTGGGAGAGACTGGTGACCTCCACCTCTCCCAGCCACCAACACAGAGCGGAGGACGAGATGAGTCTATGGGTCAAGTGGGATGTCAACAGTCACAAGGATGACAAGATCGCCGCGCTCACCGACACGCAGTTCCGCGCGTTCATCACCCTCATCGCTGAGGTCAAGACGCTGCGCTCCGGTGGGGTCTACAAGAATCGCAAACACGCCAAGTCGGTCATCGGCTCACGGCTCGGAAGGGCTGTGGATAAGTTGATCCAGGTGGGCCTTCTGACCGAATCTGGAGACGGTGTCGTGGCAGTGTCGAACTACTCTCGGTATCAAGTCGACCCAACATCGACCCTGCGTGGGCAAAGTTGGCGAGCACGAAAAGGTGGGGAGATAACGGTACCAGAGCAGAGCAGAGCAGAGCAGAGCAGAATCTCTCCCTTACCCTCTCTTAAACGAGANGGAAAGAGCAGGCTCTTGCCTNTNGGAGAGATCCTTGGAGTGAAGAAGNATGCGTAAGCAAGAGGACCCTAACAAGCACGCACTCTCTACGAGAGCCTCCAGGGAGAGAGAGACCTTTGAGCAGCGAGCTGTNAGGGTGCTGAAGTACACGCTCTACAACCANCGGATGACGATGGAGCAGTACACGGCCTTACGGCTGGCACAGGCTGATCGATGTGGAGCGTGCAAGGAGCCACTCCGCTTTGGTGAGACGAGAGCGGTGACCGTGGATCACGATCCGCGCTGCTGCCAGTACGAGACGCTCAGCTCCGGCAGGAAAAAGGGCGTGCCGATCTCGTGCGGCAAGTGTGTCAGGGCGCTCCTCTGCTCACCCTGCAACCGAGCCATCGGATTCTTTGAGCGCTATCCACAGCGCATTCATATGTGGATCGATTACCTCAGGAGGGTGAACAAGTGAACATCGCATTCGTAGGGCCTCAAGGCTCTGGCAAGTCAACACTGGCAGGGATGCTGGAGCAGCGGCGCGTGCATCCTTACACGGTGCTACCAATCGCGGAGGCGATCCGCACCGTGGCAACGCTGAGCTACGGCGATGACTTTGACAAGGTCAAGCTGTACAGCCAGCGGCGGATGGGGCTAGACATCGAAGTCTCCGGCCGTGAGATCTTGCAAGACATCGGCGGTCAGCTGCGAGACATCGACGCCAACCGGCTCGTCGCCGTAGACGATGTGCGGCTGCCGCTAGAGGCGCACTACCTGCGCCACCACATCCCAGGCATCGTGATCGTCAGGGTCCACGCCACCGCAGAGGCTCGGACCGCTCGCCGTGGGGTGCTGCAAGGCGTAGGCGATGTGACCGAGTTCGGCTACCTCCAGACCGAGTACGACTTGCAGATCGACACAACGGACTTGACAGCGGAGGACTCGTACGCGATCCTTCGGAGGCATATGGTAGATAACGGTCTTTGGCAGTCATCTTATGAGGAGGAATCGTGAGTAGTGCTGACCTGAACGCCCTAGAGACGCGAGCTGCGTCGCTCGGCTACCACTACGACGGCCTCGTGCGCGTCGAACACCCATTCGCTGAGGGCAACCAAGTCACCTGGACCATCGTCCTGCGCGATGCAGACGACACCGAGTTGACCTTCCAGGGCGAGACCATTGAGGGTGCCATCGAGTTGGCAACCGACCGGATGGCGTTCCTGTCAGGGATGGTGGACCTGTGAGCGGCTGGGATTGGCTCGGCGTGACACTCATCGTCATCAACTCATCGCTCGGACTGATCGTCTTGGCATCTCTGCCACTCAGCTTCAAGCGCGGCGTGGGCGTACCAGCATCGCTGATCTTCCTGTTTAGCAACCTGGCAACCATCGTTTGGATGTACAGGGCGCTGCAATGGCAGGCGTAAAAGCCAAGCGATCAGGTGCCGCGAAGGCTCCTGTGTGGACCGTCACCGACTGCACCGAGTGCGGCAAGGTCATCGACTACACCGACCCTAAGCGCATCGTCTTCCCAGCGCAGCGCGTCTTGGTCATCGCAGAGGGCCGACGCTTTGAGTGGCGGCACAAGGCCTGCGTCAAGTGATTAAGGTCGAGATCCTCTGCGACGAGCTGGACGAAGGCATACGCTGCGTCCAAGAGGGCGCAGATGCCTGGTGCCTAGATCCCAAGGTCGGCAGGCAGTTCGCCAAGCTAAGCATCCGCTACGCCGATGCAAACGCACCGGATGGATGGTTCTTTCTCAATGAACACATCTTCAATCGCAAGACCATTGCAGACTTACTGCACGCAGGTCACCTAGAAGTAGATCAGTCAGCGTTCACCC